GCTTCTTGCAAAAATAATATACTAATTAGAAAGTGGATTATCCAGAGCCTTTTTAATTTTATCATCGACTTCTTTTCGTAACACTCTTATTTCTGCCTGTGTTTCTTTTTGATTTTTGGTTGCCTCTTGACTACTACGAACTATTTCTTGATTTATTTCTTTAATCGTTTGATCACTATATCTGCGAACTTCTTTTAATGTGTTGTCAGATTCTTTTTTAATTTCTTTGATTGCTTGATCGGTTTCTCTCTGACTAACCTTTGCGGATCTTTCCATATTCTCAACAACACCCTCAACTCTACGAACATCACTCTTTAAATCATTTTTAATATTGTTTGTGTATTCAGTCATTTTACTGGTGTTGGCATCCAAAACTTCCATCTTTTTATAGAGTTCAGTTAAGTCTGGTGTAACATACTCAGCAATTTTCTTTTTCATTCCAATGTAGTCTTTGTAAACTTCAAAAGCACCATAAAGTCCGCCAAGTAGTGAAGATACCAAAGTAAATGCAACCATAAGTTTGGCGGGTGTGAATTCATATCCACCAATTGAAATTACCGTGTCTTTACTTGCATATTTTTTTACTGTTGCTTCCGCTTCATCTATTTTCTTGTTTACGTCTTTAATTTCTTCCGACATTTTACTTCCTTATTTGTATTGTTGATTGATCATTTCTTGATGTAATCTATCTGTGCCACCAAACATTCTGGATGTATTACGATTTTCAATAACTCTTTGCCCACCATAAACTGTATATGGTTTATAACCGGCGGCATCACTTAACACAGCTTTACTATATGCATCAAATCCTGGTGTGAAACCCATTGCTTCAATTACTAGATTTTGAATTTGTTTTTGAGATTCCATATCGGCAGCTTTGCCCATTTCATTAGCAAGATTTTTGCCTTTTTCTGCTGCTTGTGCTTTTGCTGCAGATTCTCTTCTTGCTTGTAATTCTTGGCGTGGGTTTGCTGCAGGTTTCGTATCACCGGTTCGCGCTGACTGTGTTGGTCCACTTTCGTTTTTGGCTGAAGGTGCCGGTGCTGCCGGCGCGGGACCAGGAGCCACCAACTGAACAGGTGCCGATGGTGCAGCTGCCGAATTGGTTGTTGGAGCTGGTGAAGAAATTGCTTTGTCTACATTTGTATCACCAGTCTTTGATACATCGACTGAAACTGAACCATCAGAACCAACTGATGTTGATGCCGTTGTCGTTGAAGGTGCATCATTCTGTGCAATTGTTCCTGCTGTTGCGACAGTTGATGCCATACCTTGTTGTTCAAGTAACATCTTGGTGGCATATGCAGTTGCATAATTTGGACAAGTTTTATCATACAATCCATCTAATGCACATTGTTGTGCTTTATATGCAACAGCATACCCAGTACATGTTGTAGCATGCAAGGGATTTATTGAACACTGTTGATCATGATACGCTTGTTGATATCCAACGCAGGTAGTGCTATACAATGAATTAATTGAACACTGATATGTTAGATATGCTGATGCGTATCCAGGACATGATGGATCATACAATGCATTAACAGTACACTGTTGAGTAAAATACGCTTGTGCGTATCCAGGACATGCAGAATTATACAGTGGGTTAGCAGTACACTGTTGAGTGAAATATGCTGCAGCATAACCTGAACATGATGGTGAAGATAAAGGATCTAGACAAGGATCTGCTGTATATACCGCATTGCTATACATATTTGTTATGCTGGCAGTTCCACTAGTCCATGGTGCCATAGCAAATCCACCAAGTGTAGTTATTTGTCTGGAAGTACCAAATCTAAATTGTTTGCTGTACGATCCAGAAGTTCCATTATTACCACCATTGTGAACATTCGATTCACTAAACAATGTAGCATTGTTACTATCTGTAATAACAGTGGCAACTCCAGCATCTGAATAATTATAACCAGTTAAACAGAAACCAAACATATCAAAGAATGAACATTGTCTTCCAGCTACACTGTAATCATATCCATAATTAAATCCATGTATCATTGCGCCAGCACCAACATTAGATAATGCTTGGTTGATAGCATACGCTTGTGGTCCAGTTATTCCAGTAAGTAAATTTGGACTGGTTACTACTGTGTTATAATTTGGACAAGAAGGAGAGTACGCAGGATTACCTAAACACGGATCAGTGGTATAGTTTAGAGTTAATGATGGTGCTCTAACTTGTGGTCCATAATAACCTGCCCAGAATCTACTATCCTTACCAGTAAATGAAAGTGTCATTGAATCACCAGCAAGCATACTTTCTTGATTAGCAAAAGTTTGAGTGCCAGAGTATAACTGAAATCCATTTGTTGGAGCATTATAATTGTAATTATCAGTTCTTAAAATGCTAGTGCCTCTTAAGAAATTTACCTGTCCAGTCAAAGTTCCAGATTGATCACCAGAGTTATTGATATACCATGAATAATTATATCCATTAATCTTTATACCAGAATTAGACAAATCTAAAGCATGTTGAATAGCAAATGCTTCAGCAGTAATTCTTTGCGTCGCTGTTGCAGTTGCATATCCAAAGATTAATGTATCAGTTGTTTGATTGTACGCTGGTCCATTACCACCACCAGAATATCCACCATTCTGTCCTGGTACTGAACCAGTCCAACCAGATACAGAAGGAGTTAATACATTAAGTGATGTTTGTGCTTTGGCTCTTGGTGTGAATGCAACCAAGCCAACAACCAAAAACACCAATACCCAGAATCTCATTAGTCTTTACTCTTAACTTTTTGTGGAATACGGTGTGGATTTGCTTCCCAGAGTGCTCTTGCTTGTTCACCAATTTTACCATCGATTGGGCATGGTGTTCCGGCATTCATCATTGCTGTAAATACTCTTTCGTCTTGACACATAATAGCAACTGCTGCTACTTTCATACCCATGTCATATGTGGAACGAGCCAATTTTAGTCTTTCGCAATTTTTATCGGTCATTGTGGCACCAAAGGAGATGCCGAGAATTTGAGTTTGGGTTGCACCAGATACAGCGACCGCACAAACATCACTATTGATGACTGTGACGGCAGGAGCCACGGCTGTTGGTGGTGGAGATTTTACGGTTGTTGTGCTATTTGAAGTAGATTCTGTGGTGCTTCTACTCGTCGAATCAGTAACAATGGGATCAGCCATTGCCGGGAATATTGCCATGACAAAAAGCACCATTGCGGTAAGCTTTTTGAACATTTTTTACCTCTATTTTGGGGGTATATTGACAGAAAATGAAATCTATGTTAAAATAAACTTTATAAGTATTTATACAACTATGAAAGGTACGTCTATGAAAATCATGTTATTTAAACTTGTAACACACGAAGAAGTCTTGGCTGAAGTGAGTGAAGAAACGGATGCAAATGTGGTATTAACAAATCCTGTTGGTGTTGCGGTTGTTAGGGGTAAAGATGGTGTACCAAATGTCGGGTTTGCACCATTTCCATTACATTCTGAACAAAAAACTGGGACACAGGTTGCCATTCAGAAGCAACATGTAGTATACTCCTATGTTCCTGCCGATGATTTTGTTAATAATTATAATCAAATATTTGGCACCGGAATTATTCTACCTAAACAACAAAGCATCATTACCGGTTAATGTCTAACTTCTATACCAATGTTCAAGCCATAGGCGGCAAGATCCTGTATCGCGGGATCATGGACGGAAAACGAATCAAACAAAAAGTTGATTATGAACCGTCACTGTATCTGCCTGTCAAAAAAGATAAAGGCACCCACAAATCTCTTGACGGATTGGATTTGACAGAGAAACGTTTCGATAGCATTTACGAAGCGCGAGAATTCTTTAAGAAGTATGATGGTATTCCCGGTGCACCAAAAATCTATGGCAACACCAGATATGAATATGCATTCATTGCAGACCAACATCCTACGATGGTTGACTGGGATCAAGATAAAGTTTCGGTGGCAATTGTCGATATTGAGGTTGGTTCAGAAAACGGATTCCCAGATCCTTATCTAGCCAACGAACCTATCACGGCGATTGCAATCACCTATATGAACGGCAAAACTTATGTGTTTGGTTGTGGTGATTATGAAGTT